TGGCATTGAGGCTGGCGAATACGGAATTTTTGCCGGATTAAAAATAAAAGTCTGTGACTGGAGTTTAAAGGCAATTGTTTCCGCTCCAATTAAACCAACAAATCTTGCCTCTGGTTTCTTTGTGCAAAAAAATGGGGGTGAGAAATGAAACACGAAACCGTTGCAATCCTATGTAGTGTAGTGCTGGTGTTTACGATCTTAATTATCGATTTTGACGCAGCCAATACGCGCTGGTGCGAAACATATCCAGAACTTTGCACCCCAGATCAAACAGAAATAGCTAAATCATCGGAGGGATCATGCTAAAAATTGCGAATGTTTTTATAACTGAATTTTTCTCTTGCCTGCGCTCGTTGCCTCTGAGTTGTTCTTTTCAGTGCGCCAAACTGAAAGCGGTTATTGCAGCAAGAAAGGCGCAGCTTGCGAAAGCAGAAAAACAGGGATCGGTGGCATATCTGTGCGACAAAAGCATTGCCGACAATCCGTACCTGACCGGCGAAATGTTTGTAGCTTGGCGAAATGGCTACATGGCCGAGAAAAAACAGTGGGAACCGCTTATTACATTATTGGGGGCAAGAAATGAATAAAACAAATCGTGATTTATGGCTGCGTGATGTTGCCCGAATCGAAATTTTAATGGAGCGCGAAGGTATATCTAACACATTCGGCGCTTTGCTTGAAGCTCTAAAAAACATTGAAAACGATTATGCAGAACTTGACGGCGATGAGTTCTATGAATCTCCTGAATACAAGAATCTTTACCACTGCCAGCAGGTTGTCGAGTACGTTATGGATGCCTGTGATTTGAACCTTGAACTTAGTAACCGTGAGGCAAGAAATATATTAATGGAGCGCTTCAAAGAGAGTATCCGCGGCATTGAATCGCCTGAGTTTTTGAAGGAGCAAGCATGAACATGAACATTTACGCAAAATTGATGGCCGCTAGGATTGCTGTTCAGGCAGTAAAAATGAAAAAAAGCGGAAAAAATAAGTTTGCAGGATATGAATATTTTGAATTGGGCGATTTTATACCGGACGCGCTAAAGGCATTTGCTGAAGCTGGTTTGTGCGGCGTTGTTTCGTTTGCTAATGATACGGCCACACTAACTATAACAAACACAGAAAAACCGGATGAACAAATTGTTATTTCAAGTCCGATGGCGCGTGCAGAATTAAAAGGCGCCCACGAAATCCAGAATCTCGGCGCTGTGCAAACATATCAGCGCCGTTACCTGTGGATGACCGCGCTTGAATTGGTTGAACACGATGCTATTGATAGCTCGGACGGCGGCCAAACAAAACCAGAAGCACGCGAATACGAGCGAATCAGCCAGGATCAAGAAACAGATCTGCTGGATAAAATCAAAGATGCCGGATTGAAATTAGAATCGTTCTACGGGCGATTTAACATCAAGAAGCTGTCCAGCCTGCCTGCTGAGGATTACCAAGAAGCACTTTTAAAAATAGCAGAATTTAAGAAAACCAGAGAGGCGAAAAGTGCAGCAACGGTCTGATGATTGGTTCGCTGCGCGTCTTGGCTTTGTAACCGCTTCGCGTGTATCTGACGTGCTTGCAACCACTAAAACCGGAGTATCTGCCAGCCGCAAAAACTACATGGCGCAGCTTGTCGCAGAACACTTAACCGGCATATCTCAAGCGCCGGATCTTAGTAATAACAAGGCTGTGCTGTGGGGAGTAGAGAACGAAGCAGCTGCTCGCGCAGCGTATGAGTTTGCAACAACAAATGACGTTATCGAGGCCGGTTTTATTCTGCATCCAACTATTGATTTATGCGGAGCGTCGCCGGATGGCTTTGTTGATGCCGCCGGATTGGTTGAAATCAAATGTCCGAACACTGCTACTCATATCGATTATCTGTTGGAGCGCAAGATACCGCGTGATTATCAGTTACAAATGACGCTACAGCTTGCTTGCACTGGTCGAAAGTGGTGCGATTTTGTTTCTTATGATCCACGATTGGGCGCGAAACATAATTTATCTATCGTTCGATTCGAGCCTTCTGTGAGTGACATTCAAGAAGTTGAAGCGGCGGTGATTGTGTTTATCGAAGAAATGAAGGCGTTACTCAACAAAATGATGGATTTATAAAAAAGGTTTGAAATGCTGCCATACAAAGAATTTCTAAAAAGCAAAGTAACTGTCGCTCAAAATCTCGGTTTCGAGATTGATTACAACGAAATCAATCCGCTGCTGAAACCTCACCAAAAAGACATCGTAAAATGGATGGTTAAAATGGGACGCGCCGCTTGTTTCGCATCGTTCGGATTAGGCAAGTCAATCATCCAGCTTGAAACGGTTAGGTTAACGCTTACGCGCTGCGGAGGCATGGGATTGATTGTGATACCGCTCGGAGTCCGTCAAGAGTTCGTACGTGATGCTGAAATGCTTGGAATGACTGTTAAATTCATTCGACGCATTGAAGAAACAAACGGCGAAGGTATTTACCTTACGAATTATGAATCAGTTCGTGACGGCAAACTTGATCCGAGATTGTTTGCTGTTGCAAGTTTAGATGAAGCAAGTTGTCTGCGTGGTTTTGGTGGAACTAAGACATTTCGTGAGTTTATGGCCATCTTTGCCGGTGATCGTAAAACGATGGATAACCGCATTTTAGGCGCATCTGTCCCTTACCGGTTTGTTGCTACCGCCACACCTTCCCCGAATGAATACATTGAGCTATTAGCGTACTCGGCCTTTCTAGGTGTTATGGATGTATCACAAGCAAAAACACGCTTCTTTAAACGTGACTCTACCAAAGCCGACAATCTAACATTGCACGCACACAAGGAAGAAGAATTTTGGCTTTGGATTTCATCATGGGCTCTATTTGTTCAAAAGCCAAGCGATCTTGGTCATAGTGATGATGGATACGTTTTGCCAGAGTTAGAAGTCTACTGGCACGAATTGGGCGATGACTTAGAAGATGCTGGTATTGATAGGCATGGTCAAAAGCTAATGTTTAAACAAAAAGCAATCGGCCTTGAATTGTCAGCCAAAGAAAAGCGCGAATCACTGCCGCGACGGATTAATAAGATGATGGAATTGCGAGCGCTTGATCCAGATGCTAACCGTATCATTTGGCATGACTTGGAAGCCGAACGACAAGCAATTCAAAAAGCTATTAAAGGCGTTTCTGTCGTTTATGGTTCTCAGGATGACGAATCAAAAGAACGGAACATTATAGGATTTTCAAACGGTGACATTCAGGAGTTAGCTGGAAAGCCGATGATGCTTGGCTCCGGTTGCAATTTCCAGCGGCATTGTAATTGGGCAATCTTTCTTGGTATCGGCTTCAAATTCAATGATTTCATCCAAGCGATTCACCGCTTATATCGTTTCCTGCAAACAAAAAAGGTACGTGTCGACATTATCTACACTGAGGCAGAGTCTGGTGTGCGTGAAATCTTAGAAAACAAATGGATCAAACATAACGAAATGGTAGGCAAAATGACATCTATTATTAAAGAGTATGGATTAAATAACGCAGCAATAGAAAGCGCTCTGCAACGGAAAATGGGCACAGAAAGAATCGAAGTGCTTGGGAATAATTTCACGCTTGTAAATAACGATTGCGTTGACGAAGTGAAACTGTTGGCCGATAACAGTATCGACCTGGTTTTAACATCGATCCCGTTCTCAACGCAGTACGAATATAGTCCAAACTTTGCCGACTTCGGACACACTGACACGAATGAGCATTTTTTCGAGCAAATGGATTATTTAACGCCTGATTTATTAAGAGCACTAAAACCAGGCCGAAACGCTGTAATTCATGTCAAAGATCGCATCGTTCCTGGTGGCATGACTGGACTAGGTTATCAAACTGTTTACCCATTCCACTGCAAAACGATTGAGCATTACAAGAAGCATGGCTTTGGTTATATGGGAATGATTACTGTAGTTACCGACGTTGTGCGTGAAAATAATCAAACATATCGTCTCGGATGGTCCGAGGTGTGCAAAGACTCATCTAAAATATCGTGCGGCATGCCTGAATACCTTCTCATCTTCCGCAAAACTCCGACTGACACATCGGACGCTTATGCTGACGATCCTGTCAAGAAAACCAAAGAAGCTTATAGCCGCTCTCGTTGGCAAACAGACGCGCATGGATTCTGGCGCAGCGCTGGGGAACGGTTAATGATGCCTGAAGAACTTGAGACACTCGACCATGATGTTATTTTCAAGTGGTTCCGTGACCATAATCTGCAGAATGTATACAGCTACGAATCACATGTAAAGATTGGCGAAACCATAGACGGTTATGGTCGCCTTCCTGTGACGTTCATGTTGTTACAGCCACCTTCATGGTCTGACGAAGTATGGACAGATGTTGCACGTATGCGGACGTTGAACATGCTGCAACAGAAAAAAGGAAAAG